ATGACAGGAACCCTTAAATCCTTTGCTAGTATCTTCAATTCCCTTGAAATTTCAGAAACAATCTGCTGACGATTCTCCCTCTTTGAACCAGTAATCAACTGTAAGTAATCAATGATGATAATGCCCAGACCGCCCATTTCTTGAGAAAGCTTTCGAGCCTTTGACCGTATCTCTGAAATCCGAATCCCAGCCGTGTCATCCACGAAAATAGGCACATCATAGAGATTGCTTTGCGCATGTACAAGTCTTTTCCATTCATCTGTACTTAAATTCCCAGTCTTCAAATGATAACCTGGAACCATCCCCTCCGATGCCACCATACGCTCAATCAATTCCTCTGCTCCCATTTCAAGCGAGAAGATGACGGCAGGCTTTCTTTCAACCGTAGCTACATGTTTTGCAATGTTCAATGCTAGCGCCGTCTTGCCCATAGCGGGACGAGCAGCAAGGATGATAAGATTCCCTTCATGAAGGCCTGTTGTAATCTTATCCAATCCGACAAAGCCAGTAGATAGACCAGTCACGAATCCATCTGTCTGTGAGCGAGTCTCGACTATCTGCATATGTGTATCAAGGATATCGGCCACATTACGAAAACCTGTCCCTGTATTTTGATTACTGATATCCAGCATAGACTTTTCAGTTTTAGCAATGATGTCACCAATCGATACATCTCCTTGATATGCGCTAGAAATAGACTCTGACAAGTCAGCGATTACCTTTCGAAGCATAGCCTTTTCTTTAACCAGTTTGGCATAATGCTCCACATTTTTTGAAGTTGGTGTTGAATTTACCAACTCGACAACATAGTTTAAACCACCAATTTCTTTAATCTTCCCTTGATTAGTAAGAGCAGAAACCATTGTCGTAGCATCGATTGGCTCACCTTTTTCAAATAATGACAACATGGTCTTAAATACAATCTTGTTAGCTGGTTTATAAAAATCATCAGGGACCAATTCGTCTGCTAGAGATGCCATTGTTTCTGGTGAGATAAAGACTGCCCCCAGAACCGACTGCTCTGCGACTAGATCATGAGGTATTATTCCAAAATATTCACTCATGCGCTATTCCCCCAATATTTTTCTAAATCCACATTCATCACTACAGCAAGATTCTTTTGCTCAGTTAAGATCTGACGACGATAAGGAGCAAGTCCAGCTTGTCGCTCTTCCTCGCTTCGTGGCAAGTAATAGCCGTTCGGCTTCATCTTCTTAGCTACGATAGGATGACCAAAATTCACACGCAGACTCTCAATGACCTCTTCTAGCCTACGCTTTGAGAGTCCGGTTTCGATACGAATTTCACTTGCTTGAATGGGCAGGTCGAAAGTCGCGCAATTCATGATCATGTTTAACACACGAATTTCCATCTCACTCATTTCACGACTAACACTCATGTCTTTGCCCTCCATTTTCTTGGATTCTGCCGGAAATTCATAGTCATTTCCTGATAAAGCAAACGCCCATTTTCTTCTAAGAGGCCTGCATTTTGCTTTCTTAGAAAATCATTATTACCTGCTTCTTCCAGGTAGTCCTGAGCCAGTCTGTCATAATCTTCGATGCATGCTCTAAAAACTTGTGGTACATCCTCAAGCGATGAAGCCAGTCCTGTAGGTGGCTGGGTATCGTAGGTGGATTTCCTATCGCTATTTTTCAAGTTTCTTCGGGCAACTTCTCTAAAATCCTCAGTTTCTTCGATGATGATCACTACATTTTGCTCATCCGATTTTTCATTTTTAGCTGTAAATATCATCAGGATAAAGAACCCGATAAAAATAACTAGTAAGCCAAGCAATTGGCTTGATACAGTTGGTTCTGTCATTTTGTTCTCCTTACGCTCTTAATTTCCGTACTTGTTTTTCTAATTCCAAAATCTCATAAACATCATTGACATCGTACATAGTATCTTTCCCCTGCTTACGAAATCTTAATCCTTTACGTTCTAACTGCTTCACATATCCATGCGTAAAGCCGAACTTCTTCATCAAAGCTTGTTGATTGATTGGCATGCGATCATTCTCTAACTGCTCCTTGACCTGTTTTTCAGCAAAGGCCAACAATTGATTCGTGAACAATTCAGCACTTTCACCGTCCAATCGTAATTGTAATGTTATACCTTCCATTTTTTACATCCTCTCAACTATGCGGGCAAGCATTTTTGTGATATAATGGTTTTAATTGTTTAAGTATGCGCCTGATTGCCGTCAGGTGCTTTTTTTGTTATCTAAATTCATCTAATGCGTACAATCGTTCAATGGTTGTACGCTTTTTCCATAAACAAAAGCACATTCCAAAAATATTGATTTGGATCCATGCTTCGGCGTAATCTTTCCCGTTACTTGCATAATGAGTTATATAATGGTGAATCATTTCATTCCTCCCTCCTAAAGGTTAGTCATAATTTGGTCTTAGCCTTACAACATATCCTGTAGCAGAAGTTACATCATCTAGTGTGACTTCTGCTATTTTTTTTGCTCCATCCTCTGTTTCAACAATTAACCGTGTATAGAAACGACTATCTAAAATATTCACCTGATTTGGTTTAAAGTTATACGGATACCTTTTTGGTCTCATTTCCTTCCTCCTACTCTCCTAAATCTACCCAGCTTTCATCAATTCCCAGGACATCGCAAACTCGGTTTTTCAATTTGTCGCTACCTTTACCATACTTCAGCAATTCTGAAATAGTAGGTTTCTTGACTCCACAAGCACGGGCAAGATGTGTTTGTGTCATCCCTTCTGAATTCAATTTGTCTTTAACAAGCTGAATCCATTTTTGATGTTGTTGACTCATATATATTTCCTTTCTAAATTTGGTATAATAAAGATAATAAAATGATTGGAGAAATCTTATGGAATATCAAGTTCTTATTCAACCTGCAATTAGTGTCATTCTTGCAATAATCTCAGGGTTATGGTCATATATCGCATCAAAAGCTAACAACAAAGCTGAGATTGAAAAACAAGCTAAAGAACATTCACATATCGTAGAAAAACTTGAAAAAGAATTTCATTATCAGATAGATACCCTCAAACAACAACATGCTTTGGAACTTGAAAAAGTCAAACAAGCTCATGAATTACGGTTGCAAGAACTTGAGAAAGTATCTCAACTTGATGCCAAAACCGACGAGCTTATGAAGGTGAATGAACTTACCTACAAAGTTTTTACAGGTGAGGTTGATTTGGACAAGGCTTTAAAAATAGCTGATAAAGCAAATAGTCACAATCAAAACCTAAAGCAGAAATTTATCCAAAAGACTTCTAAAAAATCATAAATTAAATTTATTTCTAATTCTTTTAAGCTCATCATCTTGTATTTTTTTATACTCGTTGATGCGCTTTTTTCTATCTCTTTTGCTGGCATAATATGTAGCAAAACCTATGACTACGTTGATAATGATAGTGAAATAAAACCATACTAATGTATCCATCTCCAACCTCCTTTTTAAAAATATTATCTAAAAAGTTAGCGAATTCCTTGACAATTTTAAATGAATGATTTAAAATCAAGACATAGAGAAAAGACCTACTAAAAAGTAAGGTTTACCTATTCAAAACGGACTGCAATCAGTTTTTTAGGGTTTTATTTTTTTAGTTGTCTATTTCGCTAACTCTTTAGCTTACGAATATTATTTTAAATTATTTATTTAACTTTGTCAACAGTTTTAATCATATAATTTAAAATTTTTTTCGTAATGCTTAGAAAGGTTGATAAATCAATGTTTCTGACATTTGAAAGAATTAAAGAACTAGCAAAAAAACAAGGTCTTTCTTTAAATGCCTTGGAAGAAAAGCTAGGATATAGTAGAAATACACTTTATTCATTAAAAAAACAAAAAGCTAGTACTGAAAGAATGCAAGAAATTGCTGACTTTTTCAATGTTTCTTTAGATTATCTTCTAGGACGTACTGACAATCCTGCTATTTCAAGCGACCTTGTCACTACTGCTGATGGCCGTACTGTTGACTTGTCTAATCTTCGTGAACGTGTGGTTCTCTTTGATGGAAAACCACTATCAGATGAAGATGTAGACAAGATTGCGCAGATCATTAAACTTTCTCTGGGGGTATCCGATATTGAAAGTGAATGAGTTGCTGGATGAATACCAGGTCACACTCTATCTCTTCCCTGAGACTATGTGGGAGCGCAGAGGCTTCTATTTCCCTGATGAGCGCATCATTTACGTTAATAGGGATTTATCCCTAGAGGAACGAGAAGAGGTCATTCTGCATGAATTAGGGCACATAAACCACAATCCAGCACATTACAAACGGCTGCTTTACAAATATGAGAACGAAGCAGACCGCTTCATGATTCGACATCTTATCTCTGAAGAACTCGCACAGTATGAAGTATCAGACTTCAACTGGCTCCAGTTTGCAGAAAGACACAAAATCTCAACAACCTGGGGCGAGGATATGATTCAGGAAGAGTTTTATAGATTAATAGAAAAATTAGGAGCGTAACTTAATGGGCATTCTTTCAATACTATTCCCTAATATTTTCTCATCCACAAAGGACAATTTAGATACAAAAACTGAATTTAAAGAAACTATCATTTTTCATGACAGCTTTCTGTTAATGGGAACCAATTATCACAAAAAAGAAGCTTACCAAGTTGCTGATTTTTTAAGTGGTGGAGAACACTATTTTGGGAAAGATAATAAATACTTAAAATCATACATACTAAGAACTTATAAAACTGTTTACAAATACAATAAACTTAAAACGGTTGATGTCATTCTTCAAAGAGAACCCTTAAATAAGCATGATAAGAATGCAATAAAAGTTTTAGTCAATAACACATTTGTTGGTTATATACCGGCTGAAATAGCAAGAAAAATCGCTTCTGTGGTCCAGAATAATAAGTACAGATATGATGCTATCTTAACTGGTAGAGGCGGACCGTACAAAACAGTTGATTTAGAAACTGAAAAAATTGTAGAACACAAAAAAGAATTGTCTTATTATCTTGATTTGACAATATGGAAAATCGCTAAATAAAAAAATCCTCACACTCTCCATCGCCAAATTTTGAGTGTGAGGCTTCAACTTTCCATTTTTGACAAAATGATATATATTTGATAATATATAGTTACTAACCTAGGAGAAATCCTAGTGCAAATAACCTGGTTGGCACAAGCTGCCACGCAGAAACGGTAACTATAAATGTAGTTACCGTTTTTTGTTGAATAAAAAATAAAAAAATCCCCACACTCTCCGACGGCAATCTTTGAGTGTGAGGTTTCAACCTTCCATGTGACAAGCAATGGAAAAGATGATAAAAAAATACACTTATAGTTTATCATAAATTCTACACCTTTTCAACTATGCGGGCAAGCAATCGAAAAGAAAGGACATTTTATGATAAAAAAATACATTACAAAAAAAGGAGAGACTAGATACCTCTTTCAAACATACCTGGGCATAGACCCTGCAACTGGAAAAGAAAAACGCACAACACGCCGTGGTTTTAAAACCATCAAAGAGGCCAAGGCAGTCGAACGTGATCTTCTCTTAGATGTTGAAGAAAATGGTTTTTCAAGCAATAAAGATTCCCAGAACCCTACATTCGCTGAAGTTGCTGAGCTATGGCTTGAAAGCTACAAGAGCACTGTAAAACCAACAACTTATCAGAACACTAAGAAGAAACTTGATGTTATGATTGACTCATATTTCACAGATATGAAGATTAAGCAGATCAGTGTCGCTTATTGTCAGAAGGTTGCTATAAAGTTAAGCAATCGCTATGTCCTCTATTCCAATTACTACTCTGTTATTAGCCGTATTTTCAAGTATGCCACTTCTCTTGACATCATTAAGTCAAATCCCTTAGATAAGATTATCAAGCCTAAAAATAAACCCTTAAAGGGCAAAGAAAACTACTATACAAAGCAGGAGCTAACGGATTTTCTTAAAGTTTCCAAAGCAAATTTTAAGCCTGTAGACTACACTTTTTTCCACTTACTCGCTTTTTCTGGCTTGAGAACTGGAGAAGCTATCGGTCTCATGTGGTCAGATGTTGACTTTGAAAATAAACGGTTAAGCATTTCTCGCACGGCTGTCGTGATTGGTAAAAAACAAACTGTTCAGGATCCTAAAACCAAAAGGAGTAAGAGGGTTATCACCTTAGATGATGAAACTCTGAATGTTTTGAAACTCTGGAAACGACAGCAAATAAAAGAATATTTCCAGGCTGGTGTGCCTTACAAACATGATTTGAATTATATTTTTACGAATGACATAGGGGGATGGCTTTTAGCCGCAACTATGAAAGTGAAGCTTAGCAGATTCTTTTGTAAACACAAAGAACTTAAAAAAATTTCGCCTCACGGATTTAGGCATACACATGCTTCTCTTCTGTTTGAAGCTGGTGTTACAGCGAAAATCATTTCAGATAGACTCGGTCACAATAATGTTCAAATCACCCTTGATATGTATACCCACATCAATGATAATCAACGTGTTGAAGTCGTTGACCAGTTCATGGATTTCATCCGCTCCAGCTAA